ATGAACAACCTGGCGCTCCCCATCGTAATCAACCCGAACAACTAGAGCGTAGAAGCTACCATCTGAGTTTTTAGTAATATTTGGTGTGTACATAATGTTGGCCTTTTTGTGTGTTTCGATTCAATAAACTAATTGTACTGACAAAATGAATATAGTGCAACACTTTTATTAAAAATAAATCAAAATAAATTAAAATAAACCGCGCTTTTGTAACACTTGATTTAAAAGTTAAATACGCCTATGCCTTTGGCATTAGATTAAAGGCGTTTTTTTGCATGGCCAATTTATTTGATGTTAGTAATTATCCACAGCGGGAACCCTTTTCGCTGGTAATTGGCGACCGCTGGACTTGGAAGAAAGACGATTTTAGCGATTACTCATCGTCAGCTTTTACGCTCAAATACTCTTTTCGATTAGATGGTGCCGGGGCAACTGAAATTCAGATAACAGCCAGCGCCAATGGCACGGCTTTTAAAATCGAAGTCGGCGCCAGCACAACGGCAAACTACACCGCCGGCAATTATCAATGGCAATCGTATTTAACGCGCAACAGCGATAGTGAGCGAATCACAATTGACAGTGGTTACATCGAAGTCAGACCCAACCGGGACTTGGCAACAACGGACCCGCGCAGCCATTACAAAATCGTCCTGGACGCCGTGGAAGCAGTATTGGAAAAACGCGCCACAAAGGACCAGGAAGCATATTCTATAAATGGTCGCTCCCTAACGCGTACATCAATTGAAGAATTAATGAAATTACGCGATACCTACCGGGGCAAATATGTGGCTGAAATTAACCGCCACCGCGCCAAGAAAGGTTTAGGGCATCATGGCCGATTACTAACGAGGTTCTTATAATGGGCTGGTTTAGTAAAGCCGACGAAGCGCCAAAAAAGCGCAAGCAAAAGTTAAACAAACGACGTTATGACGCCGGCATTATTGACCGTCTAACGGGTGATTTCAAAGGGTCCACATTATCTGCAAATGGTGAGTTGATAAACACGTTGCCATTGATGCGTGGACGGTCCCGTAATTTGTGCATGAATAACGATTATGCCAGGAAGTTTTTGGCTATGACATCGGCCAACGTCGTGGGCACCCATGGCATTAAAATGCAAGCCAGGTCCAGGCGTGACGATGGAACACTAGATCGGCAAGACAATATCGCCATCGAGGCGGCATTTACAGCCTGGTCAAATATCGAAAATTGTACAGTGACCGGGCGACAGACTTGGATTGATGTGCAGAATATGGCCATCAAATCTATTGCGCGTGACGGTGAAGTTTTAATAATCATGGTGCGCGGATTTAAAAACGACTTTGGTTTTGCGCTCCAGGTAATCGAAGCGGACCAGCTTGACGAAAATCTAAACAAGAATTTAAACAACGGCAATCGAATTGTGATGGGCGTTGAGTTGAACGAATGGGGCGCAGCGGTTGCGTACCATATCAGCACTAGCCACCCTGGCGACAATATCACGTTATTCAACGGCCGCAATTATAAGCGCGTGCCAGCGGCCGACGTGTTGCACCTATATATGGCAGATCGCCCAGGGCAAGCGCGTGGCGTTCCCTGGATGCATACCGCCATTAATAGATTAAACCAGGTGGGCGCGTATGAGGAAGCCGAGCTAATCGCGGCGCGTATTTCTAGCAGCAAAATGGGCTTTTATACGTCCCCGGACGGCGACCAGTATGTGGGTGATGAGGACGACGACGGCAATTTGTTGATGGATATGGAGCCAGGAGCCATGGAGCAATTGCCCCAGGGCGTGGACTTCAAAGCCTTTGACCCGCAGCACCCAACGAGCGCCTATCAGGCGTTTATTAAAACAGCATTGCGTGGTGCAGCCAGTGGCCTAAACGTGGCCTATAACACCCTAGCAAACGACCTGGAGGGCGTTAACTTTTCGTCTATAAGGTCCGGCGTTTTAGAAGAGCGCGAACAATGGCGCACCATTCAAAACTGGTTATCAAATCAACTTTGCCGCCCGGTCTATCGTGCCTGGTTGGTCCAGGCTTTAACAACCCAAGCCCTGGCGCTACCGCAGCGGAAATTTGAAAAGTTCACAAAAGTTGAATTCCAGCCGCGTGGATGGGCCTGGGTTGACCCTTTAAAAGATCAGCAAGCCAGCAAGCTAGGTATTGAGATGGGCATTATGTCCAGGACCGAAGTGGCAGCGTCAGCAGGTCGAGATTTTGAAGATACCCTGGCGCAGTTACAAGCTGAGAACGAATTATTAAAACAGTACGGTATTGCCGTCGAACAAGTCGAACCGCAAGAGGTTAATAATGACCAACAAGACGATTAACACAGGCTCTTTGCATAGGTCTTTCGATCTATCCAGGGACGCAATTAATGAGGAAGCCAGGACAGTTGAATTGGCGTTCTCAAGCGAGGCGCCGGTTGCCCGGTGGTTCGGTGACGAAATCCTGGACCATTCCGCCAAATCCATTCGCCTTGGCAGGTTGAATGACGGCGGCCCGGTCCTGGTAGATCACGATGGCACAGATCATGTGGGCGTCGTTGAGTCGGTGGTAATTTCTGGCGACCGGGTGGGCCGGGCACAGGTTCGTTTTGGGAAAAGCGACCGCGCAGAAGAAATTTGGCAAGACGTTAAAGACGGCATTCGCAAGTCTGTAAGTGTGGGATACCGCATTCACAAAATGTCTTTGGAATCTGAAAAGGACGGCATGGAATCTTATAGGGCAACCGATTGGGAACCTTATGAAATCTCCCTTGTAAGCGTGCCAGCCGACCAAAATGTGGGAATCGGTCGGGGCGTTGATGGTGAGCATCAAACCGAAGTAACAAACATTCAAATTAAACAAGTTGAGGAATCCAAAATGGATACGAAAGCACCAGAAGTCGCACCAGTTGTCGACAATACATTTGCAATTGAAGATGTAAGAAAAGCCGAATTAGGCCGCATTACGGACATTGAAGCCATCGGAAACCAGCACGGTTTTGCAACCGACGCACGCGCAGCAATCACCAGCGGTCAATCTGCTAATTCGTTTCGCAGCCATGTGTTAAACAATATCAGCAAGCCAGCCCCGGTTGTATCTAACGACATTGGTTTGACTGAAAAAGAGGTTCGCAATTTCTCATTCATGCGAGCCATTCACGCTTTATCTAACCCAAGTGATCGTCGCGCACAAGAAGCGGCAGCCTTTGAATTTGAAGCGTCACGCGCAGCAGCAGATCAAATGGGCAGAACAGCCCAAGGTTTGTTTGTACCAACCGAAGTGTTAAAGCGTGATTTAAACGTGGGCACGGCGACCGCTGGCGGTAATACCGTCGCAACCGACCTTCTATCCAATAGCTTTATTGACAGTCTAGAAAACGCCATGGTTGTTGCCGGTTTAGGTGCCACTATGTTGCGCGATCTAAATGGCAATGTTGCTATCCCGCGTCAAACCAGTGGAGCAACAGCTTACTGGGTTGCGGAATCGGCCGCTGTTACTGAAAGCCAGGCAGCATTTGACCAAGTAACTATGACCCCTCGCTCAGTTGGAGCATTTAGTGATATTTCTAGAAAGCTATTGCTCCAAAGTTCTATTGATATTGAAGGTTTTGTGCGTAATGACTTGGCAATGCGCTTGGCAATGGCGATTGATTTAGCGGCGATTGCTGGCACTGGTTCAAGCAACCAGCCCACTGGCATATTGGCCACCACCGGCATTGGCGCGAAAACCTTTGCAGCGGCAGGAAATCCAACATTTGGCGAAATGGTCGATGTTGAATCTCAAGTATCTGTTGATAACGCCTTGTTTGGTTCTTTGGGCTATGTCTCAACGGCCGCCATGGCTGGTGCAATGAAGCAAAAAGCAAAGGATGCCGGTTCGGGTCAATTCGTGATGGCTAACAACCAGGTGAACGGCTACAACATGGCCGTGACTAATCAAATGACGGCCAACACCGTTGTATTTGGTAACTTTGCAGACTTGATTATCGGGATGTGGGGCGGCTTAGATATTAACGTCGATACCTCTACTGGTTCAGCGTCAGGCACGGTCCGCGTGGTTTGTATGCAGGATGTTGACATTGCAGTTCGCCATGCTCAATCGTTCGCTAAAGGCTCTGGTGGTTCTTAAACCCTAGACCCTGGGGCGGGGTAACACCCGCCCATTTTTAACCAGGTAATAATTTAACCAGGTGAATATGATGAAAGTTAAGATTTTAAACACGACCGCAGCAAGCGGCAAAGATTTGTTGGCTGGTTCAGTCGCAGAAGTCAGCGACCAGGACGGGCAAACTTTAATTCGCATGGGCAAAGCGGAGGCATACACAGCCGACGCACCAGCGAAAGCAAAGAAAAAGGCATAACCCATGGCTTTTGTCGAAGATTTTGATTCGTTTTTTGATACTGAGGATTTCGCAGTTAACGCGACGCTTGGCAGTACAACGATCAATGGAATCTTTGACGAAAGTTTTATGGAAGTGCAAGGCGTTGAAGGATTCCACCCGGTCTTTACTTGCGCCCAGGCCGATGTTTCAAGCATTGCACATGGTGACGCATTAACAATCGGCGGCGTGGTTTATCACGTCCAGGGCGTCCAACGGGATGGAACTGGCATTGTAAGTTTGA